TAGATTAATGAGGCCTCTAATAGGCCTTCTTGTGCTTTCTACATGGGTATATACAGTGGTTAATGGAACACCAAGCGAAGAAATAAATAATTTTGCTAGTGCTGTAGGTTTCTATTTATTTGGTGAACGTAGTTTATTCTATATTAAAAAGAAATGAATTTATCACCACACTTTACACTCAAGGAACTGACAGCATCAGAGATAGCAGATAGGCATGGCATAGATAATATACCATCTGATCCTTCTATCATAGCTAATTTAAAAATTTTAGCGAAAGGATTGGAGCATGTTAGAATTTTACTTAATAAACCTATTCTTGTTAATAGTGCTTATCGTTGCATTCATGTTAATCAGTTACTTGGGAGCAAACCGACAAGCCAACACGTCCAAGGATTGGCGGCAGATATTATATCTCCTCTTTTTGGACCCCCTTCAGAAATTATTAAAAAGATTGTATCAAGCACTATTGAATACGATCAAGTTATTCTGGAGTTTGACCGCTGGATACATATTAGTTTTGCTGAAAAAGATAAAGAACCTCGTAAGCAAGCACTAATTATTAACACTAAAGGCACTAAACAATATTCATAACAAGGAGATATAAAATGGCAACACCAAAAAAACCAATGTTTGAGAAATCAAAAAAGGATAAAGAAATGAAGGGCATGAAAGAGCATTCTAAAAAAGAAATGTATATGGACAAAAAACAAATGAAGAAAAAAGGCTGCAAATAATGATAGGACAATATATTTTAGCATTATTTAATGCGCGTACATCAGCGCATATAATGCATTTACAAGTTACTGGCCCCGGTAGTTATGCTAAACATAAAGCGCTTAATCATTTTTACGATGGAATTATTGATATTGCTGATGATCTAGCCGAAACCTATCAAGGTTGTTATGGTCTTATTAAGTGGCCAACAGTGTATGCTCGTCCAATTAATGATGCAGTTGAAATGCTTGAAGACTTAAAACAAAAGTCAGTCGAGTGTCGTTCTGAGTTTGATGATGAGCCGCACCTCCAAAATATTATTGATGGGGTTACAGCTTTAATCGATAGCACACTATATAAACTCAAGTTCCTAGCTTAATCATTTCTTGACAAATTTTAGAAAAAATAGTATAAGACTCAAGTGAAACAAGAACTTGCTCTTTATCAATGTCTAAACGTAATACGGGTTTCCGACCAAATGGGACCGTTCCGTCAATGGCTCAAAGACCAGCGTGAGAAATCGCGTGACCGGCTTGAGACCCTATCGGGCGATGCTGTTATGGTGGAACAAGGTAAAGCGCAAGCTTATAAAAATATTACAGAGCAAATCGAGAATGCTCTTAAACTTCTCGAGAAAATTGAAGCGAGTAGTAGACCGTAAAGTAACCGAATACTTGTGTAAAAAGCAAACTCGGAAACTGTAGTCGGCACGAAAGGAGACTAAAAGTGGAACAAGAATTACCTAAAGCAATTCAGGAAGAACTAGAGTTAGCAGAGGCAATTGAAAAGCAGATAGCAGCAGAAGTTGCGACTCCCAATAAAGGGAATACCGATCAACCAAAAGCGGATCCGGCGCAATTCCCGGCACCTGAAGTAGCTGAAACAGTAACAGAGCCCACGCCCCAACAGGCTGAAACTGTATCTCAGGGTGATGATGGTTATAAACAGAAGTTTGAAGTACTCACTGGTAAATATAATGCCGAAGTACCAAGACTTCATCAGCAATTAAAAGAACAATCTAGTGCGCTAGATCGTTTACAAGCTGAAATGGAATCGTTAAAAGCGAAACCAGTAGAACCAGAGATACCGAAAGAGTCGTTGGTTACTTCTAAAGACGAAGATACTTTTGGAAGTGATTTGATTGATTTAGCACGTAGAGTGACTAAAGATGAAGTTGGTGTAGTGCTACAAAGAATTGGACAAGTAGAATCAATGTTGAAAAACATTGCAGAACTTCCAAGACGAGTAGACCAAGTAGTTCAACAACAAGCCGAAAACCAAGAACAACGTTTTTGGGGGACTGTAAGTCAACAAATTCCAGATTGGACTTCCGTTGATTCAGATCCTAGATGGATTGAATGGTTGAATCTAACCCCACCATTTGCACTTAAGTCATATAGAGAATTAGCTAGTGATGCAATCCAAGCCGGTCAGGCCGGTCCAATTGTTGAATTAGTTAAAGCTTGGAAACAACAAGCTGGAATTGCTACTGCAAACGCTACTCAAGCAAATAACAAACAAGAGTTGGCCCGTCAAGTGGCTCCAACAAAACAAGCAGGTTCGCAAGTGCCTCAAGGTAAAAAGATTTGGACCGCAGCAGAGTATGAAAGGGTATTTGACCCAAGATTACTAGGTGGCGAAATGTCTGAAGCTGAAATTGAAGCGTTGCAAGCTGAAGCTGACTTAGCAGTTCAAGAAGGACGAGTTAAGTGGTAATTGTTTATGTGGAAGCCATGTGTCAATTATAGTTTTTAAATTTTTAACCAAGGAGAAATAACATGGCTGCAACATTTCCAGTAGTAGGATCCGGTGCATTTGACACCACACCATCATATTCAGGTTCGTTTATACCTGCCTTATGGTCTGCAAAACTTAACGTAAAGTTCTATAAAGCTACAGTTTTTGGCGAAATCGCTAATACAAACTGGGAAGGCGAAATCAAGGGCATGGGTGACAAGATCACTATCAACAACATCCCTACTTTGTCTATCAATAGCTACAGTGCTGGTACATCATTATCATATGAAGTTCCTACACCAAGCACATTAACTTTAAACATCGATCAAGGTAAATACTTCGCGTTCCAATTAAACGATGTATTAGCTTATCAATCACAAATCAAGTTAATGGACACATTCTCAAACGACGCTGCAATGCAAATGAAAATTGCAATTGACTCTAAAGTGCTTTACAACACTTTCTCTGGCGCTGCTGCTGCTAATAAAGGCGCAACTGCTGGTGCTCAATCTGCTGGTTACAACTTAGGTACAGATGCTGCACCTATTACTTTAACTGCAAGCAACGTGCTTTCAACAATTACTTCGCTATCTGCAGTATTGGATGAACAAAATATTCCAGAAACAGATCGTTGGTTATTGATTGATCCAGCTACACGTCAATTGTTAATGCAATCTAACTTAGCTCAAGCACAATTCATGGGCGATAATCAGTCTATCTTAAGAAACGGCCGTATCGGTTCTATCGACAGATTCACTGTTTATGTATCAAACAACTTACCACGTGGCGCTGCGACAAAAACATGGCAATCAGGTGACGGTACAGAAGGTAATGCAAATGGTTCTACAGAAGTTAAACGTCGTGCAATCATCGCTGGTCACAAGTCAGCAATTAGCTTTGCATCACAAATGACTAAAGTTGAAACAGTACGTAACCCATCAGACTTCGGCGACTTCGTCCGTGGCTTGAATGTATTTGGTTATGTAGTATCTAAAGATACAGCTTTATCATACGCAGTAGTAGCTTAATCGAATAGGGCGGGTTAAGCCCCGCCCGTTCACTAATCAAAAGGAGATTATTATGGCTTTAGCCAAAGAACTAGTAGCTTCAGGCTTTCATACTAGCCAAACTTCTGCGCTTGGGGGTTCGACTGTTACTGGTATTACTGCTGGTACAACTCAAACTCAAGCCGGTGCAGTAGCTTTAACTGGTGCAAATAACTTAGTCGGTACTGTTGCAGTTGCAAATGACGGCGTACGCCTTCCTGTAGCAGATGTAGGCGATGTTATTTTCGTACGTAATGGCGGTGCAAACACTGTTAAGATTTATCCACCTGTTGGCGGTGCAATCAATGGCGGTACTGTAAACGTGGCTGTAACATTAGCTACATTAACAAGCACAAGATTTGTTTACACATCAACACGCAACTCAGTACAATAAGGATTAGGAGAGCTTCGGCTCTCCCCCTTTAATAGGAGAAACACATGTCAGTTACATTAGAAAGCGTTTTAAAACAATTAGGCGATGAAGCTCAATTAGTGGGTGGAAGAATCGTTGTATACAGAGACGGTAAACACACAGATGTTGGTGGTTTAGGTATGGCAGATGCTGTATTTACACTAACAGAAAGCGGTAAAAAATTATTAGGTGATGCACCTAAAAAAGCAGAAGTTCCTGAAAAAACTTTAGATAAAGTAATTTCAAAAGTTACAGGTAAAAAAGCTACAGCGGAAGATTCCGAAGAATAATGACAACCTTTGCTAACATTGTTAGTCAAGCCCGTGTTCTGATACAAGACGTTAATGCGGTTCGATATTCGGACGCAGAATTAATGGTTTCAGCAAACGACGCTATGAAAATTATTCGTAGAGTTAGACCTGATACATATTTTAATTTATATAAAACAAATATATCAGACTATATATTAACCGATACATTCCCTATAGGAATTGAGTTTGTACAATCAGTACGTGATTTTATAGTAGCTTATGCTAATATGAGAGAATCTGAAGATGCTGGAACTACTCAAGACTTTATGGGTAAATTTGCAAGTGGATTAAAAACATTATGATTTATTTTACAGATATGTTAAATGATGTTTTACCAGACGTACCGGGCTGCCCTAATGATTTAGCTATTAATGCACTTCGCAATGCTGCAATAGAACTCTATACAAAATCATGGATTAACAAACAAGACTGTGATCCTCAGCAAACTGTAATAGGGCAAGCAGAATATGATATAGATACATTTACAGGATTTAAAACAGTCGGTATTGTATCTGTTTATTTTAAAGATGCTCAATTAGTACCTGTAGGACAAACGTCATTAAATAGATCTAATTTAAGATGGCAAGATGATAGCGGTACTCCTACAAATTATATTTCTTACGATTACACAACAGTAAGACTATATAGAATCCCAGATTCAGTAGGCGATTTAAATATGACTATTGCGCTTACCCCTACTAAAACATCTACTGGCATCGATAATTACGTTTATGATTTATATTCTGAGCAATTGGCTGCAGGAGCTAAAGCAAGACTTATGCTTATTCCTAGTAAGCCTTTTACAGACCCAAATACTTCACGAGAGTATAGAGCGCAGTTCTCTGCGGCAATAACAGACGCACGTTGGAGAGGTTACAAATCTCTAACTAATGCACAACTACAATCAGCACCACAAATTTTATTAAGGAGACCTTAACATGCCTTTATCAACCTTTTACAAAAACAAAGTAATTGACCATATGTTTCGTGGCCAATCTTTCTCAGTTCCAACAACTGTATATCTAGCGCTTTTTACTAGTTCTACAGGTTTAGATACAAATAGCCCGACAGCTGAAATTTCTGGCGGTTCTTATGCAAGACAAACATGTGCTTTAAATACAGCTTCAGGTGGTTTAACTGCAAATACATCACAAGTTAATTTCCCTGCTGCTACTGCATCATGGGGCACTGCAACACACGTAGCTTTAGTTGATAGCGCAGCTAATACAAATTGGGGTGTTAACGTTAACGTTCTAGCTTACGGTACTCTTGTATATGCAAAAACAGTTGACGCAGGCGATATTGTTAGATTTGATGCTGGTGAATTTGACTTTACCCAACCATAATGGCCGGTTTTTCAAAATATTTAGCACAGCAAATACTCAATCACACGATGTTAGCTGTACCGTTTCCAACGGTTACTACTCATAAAATTATATTATTTACAGCAGACCCAGTTGATATAATACAACATGAAGTAGACCAAGAATGGTATGTAAGACAAACCTGTGATGCATGGAGTGCTCCTGCCGAAGTTGGCGTAGATGGAACTGCACATAGGGTAACTAATGATGCTACTGTTATATTTGGCCCTGTATCTGGAGGCGGTGTAACTGTCTCTCATTGGGGCATAATAGATGGTATTAATGCAACAAGTTTACTTTATGTGGGTGATATTGTCGGGGGCGATGCTCAATTATATGACGGAGACACTTTAGTGTTTAGTCCGGGAGCGCTAACTGTTCAATTGGACCCAAGTGAATGAACGAAAATGAAATTAATGGCGAAGAGTTTTCTGGTGCAGGCGTTTCTAGTAATATATATAAAGTTGCTATTGCTATTGCTATTGCCGTTGCAACAGGTACAAAAGTTGTTTATAGGGCTCTATCAGGAAATATAAATCACTCAAGTAATATTATAGCGTTTTTAAGGAACCAATTTAACGGTCTTATTTCGCAGTCAACCACCATTTCTAATTCGGTTGATATAATTGCGAACGCGATAAAAATAATATCTATTCGAGCGCTTATGACTGCTGCAAGTGCGGTAACAGCAGTTCCTAAAGGATTAAAAAATATTATTTCTGAAATTGTTGTACCGGCAGCTTCTGTTATTGGGTTATTAAAAGATCAATTTAATGGTGTTATAAATCAAGCAGTTGCAATAAGTAATACAGTTGTTATAAGTGCAAGTGCGTTTGCTTTATATCAATTAAGATCTGTATCCATAACAACAGCTACAGTAATTACCGCCGTTTCAAACTCTTTAAAATATAGTTCTGCTGCATTATCCCATGCGGTTTCTATAGCAGCTAATTTAAAAAATCAGCTTAATGGAATTATTACATTTCAAACTCTTGTTGCGGCAAACTATATTATTAGTGTTAGAGCTGGAATAATTTTATACTTTAATGGATTTATTAATATTGAACCAAATATTGTTACTGGGTATGCAATAGCGTTAAGAAACATTGTGTCAAGTATTGAATCCTCTACTACGGTAACAGCGGTTTCTACAAGTTTAAAACAAGCGGTAGCTGCTATTTCTAATTCATATACATTTATAGCAAATCTATCAGGTCTTGCGATCACTAGATCAGCAATTTTATATGTAGCAAGTTTAGTTGGGTTAGTTAAGTCTTCGTTTAAATTATCGACAATCGTCCAAACAACTACTATAATTACGGCTAATATGAAGAGCTTAAAAAATCAGCCTGCATCACCTTACAACTCATTTAATGTTCCATCCGATGCAGAAGGTTTTAATTTTGATGTAACCGAAGATTTTAGTTTTGATGTAACCGACCCATCAACAACATTTAATGTGGAGCAATAAAAATGATTATCGGACGCCCTATAAAACAACCTATAGAAGTTCAGGATTACGATATAGACTTTGATTCGTGGCTTCCAGCAGGGGATTCGATCTCAAGCGCAGTTATAGGCACGCCTACAGGAATTACTTTAGATTCATTTTCAGTTTCAAGTCCTATTGTAAAAATTTGGGTAGCCGGCGGAACCGCGGGGAGTAGCTATAAATTTCAAATCACAGTCACAACAAATGTTGGTCGCGTAAAACAGACTGAACTTATTGTTAAAGTAAAGGAATACTAAAATGCCCGGAAAAGCCCTCTTTGCAAATAATATACGAACACCGTTTACTAGTATAAATGCTGGTAGTACTACACTAGCAGTTTCTAACGACGCCGGGTTTCCTACCATTACAGGAAGCGATTACTTTTATTTAACTTTATATAACCTTAATGGATCTGCTGAAGAAAATGTTGAAATTGTAAAAGTTACAGCTAGAGTTACAGCTAACGTTTATACAATTGTTCGCGGACAAGAGGGAACTGCAGACATTGCGCATATTTTAGCAAACGCTAACTACGCGTCACTACGTTTAACCGCGGGGATTGCAAGTAAGTTTGTTCAAACTGATACTGGTACTATAAATAATGATAACTGGAGCGGCACTGCATTAACTATTGCAAATGGTGGTACGGGGGCTACAACTGCAGCAGCAGCAATTACTGCATTATCCGGCACTCAAACTTCAGGACATTATTTACGATCTAACGGCACTAACACAGCACTAGCCGCTATTCAAGCAGGTGACGTTCCAACATTAAATCAAAATACAACTGGCACTGCAAGTAATGTTACAGGTACTGTAGCTATTGCAAATGGCGGTACAGGCACGACAACAAGACAAGCAGCTATCAATGCATTAGCGGGTGCTACAACAACAAATTTAGTATTACGTGGTAATGGAACTAACATAGTATTAGGTGCGCTTCAAGTAGCTGATGTTCCTACGCTAAATCAAAATACAACTGGTACAGCAGCTAATGTCACTGGCGTAGTTGCAATTGCAAATGGAGGTACGGGAGCTTCTACAGCTACAGAAGGATTTGACGCGTTAGCTCCAACTACAACATTAGGCGATGTTATTTTTCACAATGGAACAGACAACGTTCGTTTGGCAGGTAGCACAAATTCAAGTAAAAGATTTTTATCTCAAACAGGCACAGGGACTGTGTCAGCAGCTCCAGCTTGGGTTGCATTAGCAGATACAGATATTCCAAGCACTTTATCAGGTAAAACGTATAACGGTTTATCATTAACAGCCGCTACTACAGGATTTACTGTTGCTGGTGGTACTACAAGTAAAACACTTACAGTAAATAATACGCTTACATTCTCTGGTACAGATGGGTCAACACTTAATGTTGGTGCTGGCGGCACTCTTGGATCAGCTGCGTATACAGCATCATCTGCGTACGAACCAACAATTACTACATTAGCAGCATCTAAAGGCGGTACAGGACAAAACTCTTCTGCGTGGTCTGGATTAGCTAAAATTTCATCAGGTGTATGGTCACAGGGTGTTTCAGGTACAGATTATGCTCCCGCTACTTCTGGAACTTCAATTTTGTATGGAAACGGTTCAGGTGGATTTAGCAATGTAACAGTAAGTACAGGATTATTGTTTAGTACAGGAACATTAAGCAATAGTGCGCCAATGACGTATCCATTAGGTTCAGGAATTGCTACAGTATCTGGTGGTTCTTCTTGGGGTACTACGTATTCAACATCAGGCTCTGGCACAGTTGTAGCGTTAACTACTTCACCCACAATAACTACGCCAAGAATTGCGCAAATTAATGATACTAATGGAAACGCAGAACTTAAGTTTACGACTATAACGTCTGCTGTAAACCATTTAACAGTTGAAAACGCTGCTACAGGCACACCCCCTCATATTATAGCTACAGGCACAGATACAAATATTGGAATCCATTTAGCGCCAAAAGGAACAGGATCTATTGTTGTCGAAGATTCTACAGACGGCACTAAACGATTAGCCTTAAACGCTGCAGGTTCTACAGGAACTTATACACAATTAATTACATCACAAACTGCAAATAGAGTAGTAACACTTCCAGACGCAACCGGCACGCTTCTTTACGGTAGTGGACCTTTAGGAACTCCTAGTTCTGGAACGCTTACAAACGCATCAGGGCTACCTATCTCTACAGGTGTAAGTGGTTTAGGTACAAATGTAGCTACTGCTCTAGCAGTTAACGTAGGTTCTTCAGGCGCTGTTGTTACTAACGGAGGAGTTCTCGGAACACCTTCTAGTGGTACATTAACCAATGCAACTGGTCTTCCAATTACTACAGGTGTAAGTGGTTTAGGTACAAATGTAGCTACTGCTCTAGCAGTTAACGTAGGTTCTTCAGGCGCGGTTGTTACTAATGGGGGTGCTTTAGGAACTCCAAGTTCAGGTACTTTAACTAATGCAACAGGATTACCACTTTCTACTGGTGTTACAGGCACGCTTCCAGTTGCTAATGGTGGTACCGGTATTACAAATAACCCAAATGTTTTATCATTAACATTTATCATTGACGGCGGCGGTTCCGAGATTACAACAGGTATTAAAGGTGATATTACTGTCCCTTTTGCATGTACAATTACGGAATGGACACTTCTTGCAGATCAATCAGGTTCAATTGTTATTGATCTATGGAAAGATACTTATGCAAACTACCCCGCAACTGTTGCAGATACGATTACTGCTTCAGCAAAACCAACATTATCATCAGTAATCAAAAACCAAAGTTCAACTTTAACCGGCTGGACAACTACCATCACTGCAGGAGATACGATTAGATTTAACGTGAATAGCATTACTACATGCACTCGTGTTACACTATCACTTAAAGTTACAAGGACTTAATTAAT